ATGCAACTTATAGCATATACATATGTTAATGGAATATGGTATTGTGTCTATCAGAGATCTGGTATAGATGAGTATGGCTACTTCGTTGAGAGGGAATCTGTAGAATGGAAGTAGATAATAAATTAAAAGCCCCTGTATTACAACGGAGGCTTTTAATGATGACTTGTTATTGTTACTGTAAATCTGTCTGTGGTGTTTCTGGAATCTTGAAATCACGCTTGGTCTTGAAGATGCTCAGTACATAATCTAGCTGCTCCTGGCTTAGATTTGATGTGTCCAATTTCAGCAGCCAGTGATAGACGTTTACATCACCCTCTGTGACAGCATATGCCTGGCAGAATTCCCATCCCTTCTGACCTAACCAGTTCATGGCATCCACCATAGAGTTGAATGTCATTACCTCTCCATGCTCATTTCGTATTCTAGCGTCTTCACCGAATTTAGTGTCCTGCCCATAATCAATTGTGATTTTGACTTTGTTGGAAAAGAACTTTGCGTGTCCAAGCAATTCACAATATATATAAGAAGCTGGGTTCTGAGCATTCAGTTGCACTGCAGCTGCTAAAATGGATGCGAGGAAAATGATAATTAACTTTTTCATTAGTGTTTGATGTTTAGAATGATACTATAAATTTTGTGACGCAAAAGTACAAAAGTTTTTTTAGGTGGCAGAGCGTTTGTCAGATACTCCGTATGGTGCTTTCTATGGTATGGATCATCTGTTTGGGAACAACCTTCATCAGGTGCTTCCATATATCAGACTTCAGATATCCGTACACGTATCTGTTATAGATAGGAACATATTTCTTCTTTTTTACATATTTCCCTTTTTTCCGGGACTTGGCCTTTTTCATGTCCAGGAACCTGATGTAAATAGGGTATGATACTTCTATCTCTGACTCTCCATATAGCCCGTTCTGCACGACAGGCTGTGATGACAACGACCTGGTGAGGTTGCCGGTCTTCTCATTGTATGAGCTTCTGGCAATGGCTGACTGGCGTGAAAGGAGTTTCTCTCCCTGACTTTTCATATAGCTGTTCAGCTCGTGCTTGAATTGGTCTGTGAACATATCCTCTTTTTCTGCAAAGGTAATTTTGCATACTAGTTTGCTGAAGGACAAAAAAGCCAGGGGAGTGCCCTGGCTTTTTATGTGTTGTCATTTATGGTCATGCTTAATGGTCTGTGACCATAACCTGGAATCAAAGGTGATCGATCTTTATTCGTTATATGATCTCTCTATCTCACGATATTTAGCGGTCTATTCTTTTCTCAGTTTTTCTTTTCCAAGAAAGTCTTTCGGTATTACAATAGAAAAAGCCCCTCGGGATGCGAGGGGCGGAAATAACATAAATTTATTTAAATTCCCTTTTCATTATGCAATATACTTCTCCATAGAAGTCCCCTTCAATTGTATATGGAGTGCCATGCTGAATATCGTTCTCTGCACCTAGCTTACTTGTCCAACATCCGTTCGTAAGTTCTCGTGAGGCATGTGTACAGCATGTTGTTCCTACTTTAGTGTATAATGCTATTTTTTGAAATCCGTCTTCATGTAAGTAGTCTGTACAAAGACTAAATCCCTTTAATTTGAATGCTTCAATAAAATTAGTGACATCCACATCGTCGCTTATATCATCAGGCCAATACCAAAATCCATCAAATGTTTTTTCTTCTTGGCCTCCAGGCCACATCCATCTATCCTTAAAATAATATGCCCAAGCTATGCAATTGTAATCAGGTGTTTCCGGACTGGTAATTTTAAAATCTTTATCAGAGGCAAGGAGAGGAAATGCTGCAATTATTTCTTGACTAGTCATATTAACTCAATCTCTTAACCCACAATTTGCATGCGTCCGATATAGTTAGACTAGGATTATTAGAGATCTTTTCTTTAAAAATTATATTTAATGCCCAGACTAACGTAGATGGTTTTCTACTTATAATTTCTAAAATGAAAGGAACTGCTTCATAGCCCAAATTTACTATTCTTTGAAAATCTGCTTGACTCGTTATTGCCTTGGAGGATGATAAAAAACGTGTTTTATTTACCCATGAATTATAATAGTTATAAAACTTACTCCGTATAATAATTTCATCATCAATTTTATTATCTACGATTTGAACATATTTTGCAACTTTATCATTATTTAATACAGATGTGATTGAACTAAAGTGATCTATATCGGAATATGCAAAAGTAGATAGTATAAGCCCGGCAGAAATGGATAGGGGCTTAAAGTTTGTGTTTTTAACTAGTTGCATAAATCTATGATTCGTTGAGTTATATTGCCAAAAAAGATATTATTCTTAATTTCTCGTAACTTTGCTAATGTTTTACGAATTAAATCAAGATCATATATTATATTTGTTTTGTTTAACACATCAATGTCAAATATATATATATATTTATTTGATGTATTGTCAATATTTTGATTTACGATAGAATAGGTATTGGCGTCAATATTTAATAATATTTTAAAACCATACTGTTTAACGGGATAGGGTACAGCTCCTTCCTGGTTAGTAGATATCATTGTTTTAAAATATTCGTCAGGATTATTGAAATCAGGTAGTTCGAATTGATTTATAAACCTAATTGATATTCTGTTAATCACATGCAATGATATTACTGGAGACAGGATGTTTAATAATTCACAAATATTTGATTCAAAGTTCTCCCATCCTAAGTATTTATTTTCATCTACTAAAGAGATACTATTCTCTGTTATTGTTAGCTTTTTCTTCTGGTCTTCAGAATAAAAAGTATAGCTAGACAATTTAGCATTTGAAGTGCCTGTTATTTTTGACACTCCTAATGGTATCGGTGATGATGGTAAATCTATATTTGCAGTGATATTGTCAGCGCGTTTTGGGAAAATTTTTTTTATATCATGTTCAACTTTTAAGAAATCATTTAAAGTTGTATTCCCGATGTCGTATTTCAACTGAAATAGAGCAACATCTACAGGTGGGTTTATTAATTTTGGCCAAACATTTGCCATGTCTAAACTATTCTAATATCCGTACAAATATATATAAAAAGTTTAATTCATTAAAATAATGTTTTATGATGTTAAACTTTTGTTTAATGTCATAAAACAAAATTCGTGCTATTATTAGAGTGAGCATCAGTATGTTCAGTATTAATTTGATGCAAAGCATCAGCATTAGTGCCAATCTTTCGTGGTCTTTTTTTTGGGGGGGGGTGGGGGAGATATTAAACCATATCGATGCCATGAACATCAAATTCCATGGTCCAGCCGATTGAGTTGGCTAAAGAGTGTGCGACAAAAGGACGTATGGAGGTTGGGAATTTTATCCAGAATATTGCATGCTGGCCGTCGAAGTCATCACGCATTTTCTTTCTGATTATCCGGAGTGCATCGAGAGCTTTGTCCTGCCACAGCAGTTCTGATGCCTGATCCTGGTTTTCCGGTGATGGCCTGGCAATGGTGACTGATATCCGGAAACTGTCACTCTTGACATCTACTGAATTGATGGTAGATGTGATGGTGGAATAGTCTACGAATAGGTAGAGTCCTGTTACCTGGCTTATCCTGGATATCACAGCATTGTCGTCTACCCCGAAAATGAAATCAGAGATAGATTCGTTCCTGAATGTTTCCGGAACGGCAAGGGTTTCCTGCATGAACTGGGAATATTCCATTGTTCCAGAGTCCAGTACAAACAGTTTCTTTATAGCATCTCTTGAAACGAACTGGGATGTGTATAGGAATATATCTTTTATAATGGACATGCTATTCTTGGTTTTCTGTGGTTATATATGGCAGGATGCACTCTAATGGCAGGTTCATCTTTTCAGCTATTGCACCTGGTTTAAGTCCTGCTGACTGGAGAGATAGGATCCCGTCGATGTTCAGCTGGACGAGAGCGCCGAGATAAGAGAACAGGTCCAGACTTTTGATTTCCTCTAGTGTGCCGTAGCCGGATTTGGATAAAGAGAATATCGCTGCAGACAATCCGAGAGGATTGTTGCTGGTCTTTATTCTGGTACCGGATGAAAATATCAGGCTGAAATCCGGAAGCTTCTTTATCCATTCCAGAATTCCCCTGAAATTGTAATACACTGCAACTTTGAAGTCTCTCGAAACAGAGCGGCATCCAGGATACAATGTCCTGAACAGATTATCCAGCACATCATCTTTTCTGGAAGAGGTGTACAATTCCATGAGATCGAGAGTATCGACATATTGTTCAGCTGTGATATTGCAATCGACCATTCCTTCAGGAGTGATGCAGAAGATATAACCTGGATTCTTTTTTATGTCAGGAAGAAGATTCCGGCAGATATTCACCTTTACGTATACAGTCATCGATCCGTCTTCATTTTCCGTGATGACATACGGAAATTTAACGTAATCCGACAGTCTGAATAGATTTTCAGCCATAATATCGTTGCTTTTCCGGAGCCTGAATACATCCATATCGAGACATGCAGTGATGATAGCGAGGCGGAAAGACGGAAAATCCATCTTCCCGGTTTCAAAGAGCTCGAAAGCTCGGCACATCCGGATGAACATGATAGAGTCATCTGGAGTGATGTCATCCCAACGGGTCGGGATCCGATACTTATGCTTTCCTAGCCTGTATGTTATCATAGCATTGTATAGTGTTTATTTTCTTCCCTGTTCAGATTGTTCTGGATGGATGTGGAACCTGAGATGGCTGTCATAATACTTTCAATCGATGCAGTCCAACTCTCGACATCAGACATCAGCTGTGAGTAGAGCTTCTCCCGGGATTGCATCGAAGTTCCCTTGGTATATTCGTGATTGAAATCATAACGGATGGATCTGGGCAGTTCCGTCACGTCAAACTGCATCACCGCTTTGGCCATCACCTGATAGCACAGGGATCTCTTTGCCAGTTCCAGAACCGTCTCATCCCGGCAGTCCCTTATCATTGGAAGGATCTTCATCTGCCAGATAGACCGTATGAGGAACTGAACCTTTGAAAAGAAAAACGCACTCTTGTCGATGCCGTAGTAATAGTCGAACTCCACGGCAGATTTGACAGGCAAGGCCATACGTTCCTTGTAGACATCTGTATCTGCAAAACATTCCTCTGGCCCGGTCTTTCCCTCCCATTTGACTTCCTTGGCATGTTCATCCAGCCAGGCAAGCAGCCAGTCCATTGCCTGCCAGAACGCATCTATGTGATGCTGTCTTATTTCCTCGTACTGGTATTTGTACAGGGAAGCGTCAGAGCCGTTTTTCTTTACAGCTGCAAAGATGGCGTATTTGTACACAGCTCCTGCAGCAACTGCAGTCTTCAGATACTCCAGCCCTTGAGACAGTCTGCCACCTTCCTCTGCAGAACATAAGGCGATATATGCTTCCGAGGTTATGAGGTTGTTGATCTCCATAGTTATTGCCCTGATGGATGGGGCGAGCTGGTCGTATGTGGTATCAGGCATCACACCGTCAACATACGATGTAAAATCCTTGAGGTCTGTGAAGATATCCGTCGATTTCATAGTTGTGATTGATTTGCAAGCCTGTTGGCCGGTGATACTTCTTCCTGACGCTGGACTGTAGGCCGATAGAATCCTATACGTACTCCGGCCCTGTATTCCTCCGGAAAGTTCAGCCTTATCGCATAATTGATATCTGCACAGATGATACTCTCCGGAAGGGCCTGCTGCGTGAGATAGACAAGATAGTTGTAATATGTGTCAGCCCCGGACTTCGATATCACGCCGTCAGATGATATGTTTGATATGGACGAGTCTATTCCCTTTGCAGACAGCAGCACCATATCAGCACGTTTGTCGTAGGTTATCAGTGCCTCGATATATTCCTTGTACTTTTGTGATATCTCCTCGATCTTCCAAGTCTCCTGGTCTCCGTTCTGGTTCAACAGTGATCTGGTCGCATAGACCTTGCCCTGATTCTTGCCACGACCGGCAAGGAAGTTCGTCAGGTTGGTAAGTTCCGCCTGGACGAGTTCGTTGAGAAGACTGCCGGAATAATTGGTTCCGACCTCTATTTCCTTGTTTCCTATTTTGACTTTCAGGAAATCCGCACTTGTTTTCCCTTCAGCCTCAAGTCTGGCATTGATGTCGCACATCTGCTTCAGCTCATCTTCCTTTTGGCTTATCCAAGCATTCGGGATGATTACATGGTGCCGAGCAGACAGGGAGTTCTCCAGAAATGAATTGATATACTCAGGTGTTGCATTACAACCTTTGATCCATTCTTTGATTCCAGTGAAGAATACATTGGATGCATAGATTGATTCGCCATAATTCGGGTTCTTCGAATAGCTGACCGCGCAGTTCCTGGAGAGTGGGTCAGTATAGTCAATTCTCGGATAGATCTTGAATTCAGTGGAAATGGAACTGGATTCCCAGTTCCCGACCATCACTAGCCCGAGGTCACGATCTTCCAGATCTGTCTTAGTCGCTATATTCCTGGTCGTGGCCATCCGGCAGCGCAGCTCATCAATATGTTCTAGACCGACTACCGGCAAGAAGCCCGGTATTCCGGCCCTGGAAGCTCTTGACAGATGCCATTTGGAAAAGATCCCTTCACTGTAGTAATACGACCTGATACATTTATTCAGGTACGTTTCGTATGAGTCAGGCAATCCACGTTCCCGCCATGAATCCAGCCATGTCTGGATTCTATCATTCTTAATACATTGCCTGGCAAGCATCCCGTCGGCAGTAACCTGACTGATGTAAAGCTGAGGACCGTTTCCATAAAGAATGGATATCTGTTTCTCTATAAGAGAGGGGAGTAACCTGTTCCCTTTGATTAGTGCTTTGCAGGTATTCGGTTCAAGATTGTCCTGTCCGGCCGGCCAGATGAAGTATTTGCTGATACGCTGGGCCAATATAGTATTGAGACCCCGGTCTTTGTCCGGATCTGTCGAAGATGTCTGCAGCAGATCCTACAGCCGTCTCACCAATCTGATATGTGAAAGCATAACCTTTGCCGGAGATATATCCGAATCTATTCATACCATATAACTCTTTTAAGTTTGTATCCGTCATTGGAAAAAGCAATGTATCTTATCAGTACCCGATAGCAGGCTTTCGGCTCAGCCTCGGCATTGAGGAAGAGAAAGAAATGCTTGCCGTCGATATCGAATTTGTCGTGCGGCAATGGTTTCCTGCATGTGCAATGCTCGTATGTTTTCATCCCTACCTTGTCCGGAAGCTTCCGGTTGCGGCTGAACGGGAAAAAGGAGATTGTGAAGCCTCCTCCCAGTTTGCTTACTGATTCTGCCTGCCTTATAGCATCGATCCCTTTTATCGTTTCCATTGCCGTTTCCCTTTGTTTCAAAGTTAGCTGCCGTTTGACAGCCGGGAAAGGACAGAGCCGTCATATTTCCGTAGAAAAACCTGTTGCATTACAACACGAACAACCAGCGGCGCCGGGGACATCTCGTGCGGATTTTACATAATTCGTCCAGTTTTCTCCGGAAATTCTTGAAAATCTGTCGTTTCTGTTAAAATAAATCACACAAAGCCGTTACTTTTGGTGTTATTCGTGATAAAATCGAGTCATTTTTAGCCCGAAAAATTGCTTAAACCGGCTCCTGCATTGTAGTTTTCCGTCATGCCCGGGAAGAATCTTGAGTATTTTCCCCACACCAGGTAAGTCAGCGCAGAAGGGATCTGAGGAGTAAGACCTGCCTGAAGGTCAATCCGGACTTTCTTTTCAGGACTCTTGTCCAACTCAATCGGGGTGGATCCGGGGACCTTCTTGCAGCAATACATTGCAGATACCAGGTTCTGACATTCATTCGCATCTATGCGGAGCTTTGGAACGTTTCTTTCGTTTTCCGCAAGCAGTCTTTTCCACAATTTGTAGTGTTCCCAATAGAAAATCGTTCGCTGGCCGAGATTCATCAGCCGGACATTCCAACCATAAGTTTCAAGAGCAGACTTCAATTCCCGGGCATCGGTCTCGTTTGCCCTCTTGTCGTTTTTCTTGTTGCCGGCCCGGTCATAGTATAGGTCGATCCTTCTGTTACGGGATACTGGCCCGAAGAAGGCGTTGAACTTCTGGGCTATGTCAGGGATGTCCTCCGGAGGATAGACAAAGAATTCCTTCAGTATCCGGAGAGTGTTTGTCTTGGATTCTTCCTGAGCGGCCACCATCGAGGCAAAATTGCCAGGATCGAAGCCAATCAGGATCTTGTCAGTCGGATCATAATACTTTAGATATCCGGCATCGATCGTTACAGTGTCTTTCAGAGTCAATCTGTCCAAAGCCTGGTATTTATATCCGTCGCTGAAGGTATGTCTGGCCTCATCCCAGAGATCAAAGAATAGGTTATCCCTGTTCCTGTCCCCGATGGAGCAGATTGAACTGAGGAACTCCGACATGGACAGGATGTCTTTCTGTGTCTGGAAGTAGTCAAAACCGAGCACATCACGGTTTATGAAGGTAGATGCCCTGATATAGAGTATTGCGGACTTGCGCAGCTCTGACAATAGTGGAGACCATTTCTTGACAATGGATTCTGATATCCGTTGTTTCTGCCCGTTATGAAGATTGACCTGTGCCTTGTTGACGTACAGTGCCAGTGATAGGATATCTGCAATAAGCTCTGGATCCATCTTCTCCTCATATTCCGTAAACCAGTTTGATTCGCCGATGCTGACGCGGCCTATGTCAGAAACTCCGGTAATCCCTCCGTGAAGATGGCATTTATGGGCCTCGCTACCGGCACCCAGTCTGGAGGTTCGTATGGCAGGTATGATGCGGGAACGGAGTTTCTCTTCATTGGAGTATTTCATTTCCTCGAATATACCGTGAACGATGCTGGATCCTGCAATGGAATCAGACCTGTCCACAGCCACAGCTCTAAGGACGTGTCCATTGGCAAATACGATGCACCGTTCCGGTTCGAGTATCGGATATCGGGGTTTCTCAAAATGATGCGGAAGATCCTTTTCCCCGACAACGAAATCGAATCCTTCCTGCAGCATGGGGCGGACAGAGCTGTCAGGCATCTTGATATCCTGGCGGTAAGCACTCAGCAACACCGGGATTACATTAGTCATCAGAGCGACGAATGAGTTATGGGATATTATGGATATCTCTCTTGGCATCAGTGATGCCACACGAAGTGAACGAGGGGCGGTGATGCCTGTTGTTTTTCCGGTACCGCGGCCCAGAGCTCCGATAAGTTTGTTCGGATCTACCGCATTGGCTAAGGCCTGAACCTTATTCATGTAGAGTTCTATAGCATCAGATGTCATCTTCCATTTCCTCCTCTATCTTAACTGCTTCAACGGTATTGATTCCTGCCTCGCACAGCAGCCTTTCCTTCTCTGCATCGGTAGTCTCAAGCGACATGATCATTTCACGATATTTCCTGTCTTCTGCTCTCTTGGCAATGTCTGCCAGCTTCCTTGACTCATAACCGAGATCTTCCGGCTTAACATTTATATTTATCAGGAACACCGGTGCCTGCCAGTTGTGAGTTTCTGATTCTCTAACCTGTGTCCTGAGCTCGTGGGCTTTAACGATACATTTGAAGGCGACATCGTATTTGTCGGCCGCGATTGCCAGCGTCTTCAGATCTTCCAGCTGATCGGCGTAGACCATATCCCACGACTTTGCTGATGATGTGTCGTCGAAATAGTAATAGTCCAGTGCATCATAATAGATGCTTCTGGCCTGAGATACAGTCAATCCTGGCCACTCTTTCCGGAGCTGGTCAATGGACTTTCTGACAGACAGCCGGTTCGTGTGCATCATGCGGGCGACGGAATCGAGCTGCAGGATGTATTCCTGCATATTGGCTGGGATCACAGATGACTGCCGTGTCTGAAGGAACATCCGGATGTCATCGGCGTCGTATCTCATTAGGGTTGTAAGTCGGTCTTCTTTCATATTCCGAACAGTTCCTTTTTCAGATCATCTACTTTGTCCTTATGGTTCAGTTCATATGCCAGGCGCAGTGCTTTGGGATCTCCTGTAAGTGCCGATGTGTTCAATGCTGCATCGATGTCTTCCTGGTAATGTCTGTACGATTGAAAATATTCCTTGTGAAGCGGGTGGTCCTCTTTTGTAATATTGTATAGGAATTTGCTTCTCTCAAGCCCTTCAAGTCCCATTCTCTCAGCAATCTGAGCTGGAGACAGGCCTATGACTGCCAGATCTTTCATTCTGGCTATGAAATCTTCTGTATATACTGTTATCATCGCTTCACATATTCTTGGAACACTTCCTTGTACATCTGGAGAAGGGCTTTGAATTTTTCAAGATTGTCAGCTGCTCTTTTCCTGGCTTCAGGGCTGGCCTTTTTGCCGTTGATCTGGGATGAATATCTTGTTATATTTAGCTCTATATTCTTCCGCTCGTCAAAATATTTGTCAGGGTCAGTCCGGAGAAGTTCAGTGACCCTGGAACGTTCATCTCTCTCGCTGATGAACGGATGTTTTCCGATGAATTCCCCGGTATCATTGAATGCTTTGAGCTCCGAAAAGCAAAGCTCCAGCCGGATAGTCTTTGTTATAAACTCCTCTATCGTTTGGGCATCCATTTCATGGGCACCTTCAGTGTTTTCTTCAATTTCTCGCAAGCGCTGCCACAGATTGATACGGTCCGTGAATATGCCGTCTGCAGTGCGGACGAGAGGGTTGTCCATCTCTCTCCAGCTGATGTTCGGGTACTGTTCAAATTTAGAGACTTTTTTTTTACAGACTTGGACGATTCGTCCAACTGGTTCAATGAAGAGGGGCGTTGCAGTTTCACCGGAACAGGAGAATACTTGGAACTGCATATCTGCTCTTCCGTATAGTACCCGAGGAGATCATATACGAGTGAAATTGCCAATGCCGACTTGTCTAGCATCTTTTTTCTAGCCCCAGGGTGTCTGACAGCCATCAGCATCGCCCTGTATCTTTCTATCTCCTGCATATTAGCTATTCTCTGACTTATTGCCCGTTTTTGTTGAAATGTGTACATTTCCTGATGATTTATAGCAGATTTTTGGTGATTAATAGCAAAAGAGAGCCGTCAGATGGCGGCTCTCAACCGGGAAAGAGACAACCCGGAAAGACTATGCACCTGGCACAGGTTTGGTCGGGTCGCCGAGGTATTCAAGAGGCTGAAAGAAGCTTTCATTCGAGAAAGTCACATCTGCAGATGTGTTGTCAGAGGTCTTCCTCTTTGAAAATGCGGAAAGGAACATTGGCGAATACGGCCGTCCGTATATCCGCTTTTTCTGGGTAAACCGGTCGATCTCCACGAGGAAGAACGGACAGCCGATTTTCCCCTCAAGAAGGTTATCAATTACATCACGTTCTCCGGCAAGAGTACCTGTAACAGAGTTCGTTACTGTAGATGTGATATCACCCTGGCTTCCTTCTGAAGTTGCTCCAAGGGTATATTTTGCAAAGTTGAATTCCTTCCAGCCGGCAGCACCTTCCACCAGGGTCAGTTCTGCCATGGTCCGGGCTTCTTCCGTGTCAGTTATTTCCGGCAGGGCACTGTAGTCTACATCACTTTCTTCAAGGATATACATCTTGTTATATATCCTTTTACCCTGGCTTTCAAAATCGCCTACGGCCGGTATATTGTCAATTTTCTTCATCATATATGGCAATGTATAATGGGGCGGTTGCCCGCCCCGGATTAACGAAATGGCCGGTTATCCACGAGAGACCTCGTAGAATTTGTCTTCATCCTTGCGGTAGTAGACCTTGATGAACTCTCCTACCTTGGAAGGGTTCCATGCAGACTGGATCTCGGCGAACTTGCCTGATTTGGCGATTGTTGTCGCATTCGTCGTGGATCCGCACTCTATACGGTACACGACTCCTTCCTTGGCTCCTGTGATGTCCGTGAGAGCGGTTCCCTGGCTGTTCTCTGCAGTAACGAACAGAATGCCGGATGACTTGTCAAGCGCGATGGTAGTTGCATTAACGTCAAGAGTCTTTGCCGGCCAGTTCATGAACACCATCTGCTCCATGGCGTCAGATGCCTTCAGCTCCTCGACAGTATCCTTCTGGACTCCGGCATATGCGACTCCAACACCTTCCTTCCAGTAGCTATAAGCAAGGACTTCCTCAAGATCACGCTGGAACATCATCTTGTATTCCTCACCAGGAACATTCTCAAGGAGATTTATGTTGCCAGGTATAGTGGCGAAAATCAACTGGAGATTGCCCATGTTCGGAACCCAACGGATAGGTATGTTGTAGTCCGGAACGACATCCAGGACTCCGTTGAAGTCGGTATTGGTACCATAAGTATTCTTATACCATGCGCTGAACCATGGACGATGCCTTGCGTTTACATAGATGACGAACTGAGAACTGTCCGGTCTTCTTTCTGCGAGCTGCTCGGCGAAAAGAATCAAGACATTACCGATGTCATCCTGTGAGTAGTGAGACAGATCATCGCCGAAGAATGGAAGAACCTTCTTTTCTTCGTACATCTGTATCAGACGATGGACAACACCGGTGGAACCGAACATCGTTTCCCCGGCCTTGCCTTTCTGCGGAGCCACATAGTGTCCTAGAATCGCACGCTGGTTGCGCTCATTGTTGATCTGAGTCGCCAGCTGGAGGATAATCCACTCTATGAGAGACCACTTCACAGGATCGGATCCGGATGTGTTCAGATAGTTCAGGTATGTCTTCTCCAGTTCAGACATATCCTCGAACTGAAGTTTGGTCATCACCTTGTCGACGATGGCCTTTTCCGGTTTGAATGAGACATTGCCCTTGAAAACCCTTCCGGACTGGTATGCCTGTGATGTTTCTCCGAAAATGGCATTGGTTACGACATCACCGCTCTGGATGTTGGAGATTCTTCCGAACAGGTTGTCAAGTCCAGGGAGCTTAACGATGCGGGCGATGAGAGCGTCCTGACGGATGTTGAACTGACGGGTTCCGATTTCAGTATCGGAATTTACGGCAGTGTAGTCAACAGTCCCTTTGGTCACGTCCTGAAGGGTGCCGTTCTCGAAGTGGGCCTTGAATCGTGCCGTCAGGGACTTGGCGTATGAGCAGGCATCGGCCATCAAGGTCTGCCTGTCACTTTCATCAGCCTGACCTGTGATAGCATGATCAATGGCAATTCTGTTGTACCTCTTGTTTGAGGCGAACATAGGATGCTGGATTCCAAATGCGAAGTCCCTAGTGTGTGGACCGGAAGCTTTGAGGGATCTGTTTACTGTGTCCTGAGGTGTGTCACCCTGTGATGCTGCTCCCAGTTTGGAGACTGTTGCCTTCAGATCCTTGACTGCTGCAAGTACCTGGTTGGTGGTTTCCGAGGCGTTTCCTTCTGTAGCAGTTCCGAGCATGCCGGCAAGTTCCTGGAACATTCTGTTCTGGGCTTCGGCATCCGCCTTCTGTTTCTGCTCTGCCTCAAACTCTTTGAAGTCGTTCGCAAAAGCGTTATCCCCGTTTGCCTTGTTATAGGCATCGATGAGCGCTTTCTGGTCTTCGGCGGAAAGTTCTTTTCGCTCAAATTTCGCCTGCAGGCCGAGTGTGGCAACTACGGCCGTAAGATTCTTGAGAAATTTCTTCATGTCTAAAAATTTATTGTGTTGATGTCGATGGATGGTCCTGCCTGCTTTGACGTGGTCTGTTTCAATATCATTTCGACGACCTCTTCAAGTGTGTTTTCGCCATCGACGAGGCCTGCAGGAAGAGCCTCTGTTGAATAATATGTCTTTCCCTGAAGCGCTTCTTCGCTTACGTTTGGGCGGACGGATTTGACATCTTCGATGAACTGGAATGCCATCGGATCAAGGAACCTTTTCACGAACTCTTCTCCGTCACCTTTTCTGGCGTCATTGAAAACCTTGTTCTTCAGAGGGGAATAGTTGCTATAGTATTCATGTTCTGCAATTCCCCAGTTTTTCAGAAGTCCGGCATCATCGTACATGGTGCACATGACTCCGATACAGCCAATTTCTGAGAATATTGATGAGGCAAATATTTTCTTGCATCCAGCCGAAAGGTAGTATCCTGCTGATGCTGAAACTGTGTCGATGACAGCATAGCACGGCTTAGTGAGGTTCTTAACATACTCAAACGCTTCATGGCATCCGAATGCTTCTCCTCCGCAGCTGTCAACATGTATGATATGGGCAATTATCGCCGGGTTGTTATCGGCGGCTGCAAGGTCTGACATGAATCTCTCTGTGGAGAATCTCCATAGTGGTGCCCTGAATGATATGGTACCGAATATTGGATGATAGGCAATACTGCCTGCAGCGATTTCCGGACTGTCATAATCTTCTTTCACGATGGGCATGCCTTCAGGAAGACGGAACTTGGCCTTGTATGGCGTGGATCTGTCTTCGTCTATCCTACCCCAAGGTGCGGAAGATATTGGTAGATTCCCGTAAAATGCTATGATACTATGCTTTGCTACTTCTGGCATATCTTATTTTTGTACGAAGATATGCCTTGAAAAATGCTAAGGAAAGGACGAAAAAAGGCAGCCATTAAGGCTGCCTGAAATTTATATAATGAAGTCACAATGCTCTATTAAAGGTCGTTTGATCTTATGCCCCATAGGATAAAGATATACTTGTAAACCTTCTTTTCTGACAAATTTTATAGGGGAAATAAAATCCGAATCGCCGGCAATCAGAACAATCTTGTCAACTATTTTCTTTGTAGCCATTGATGCCATATCTAGGCCGACCTTCATATCTACACCTTTCTGTTTGAAATCTGGTTTATATTTTTTAGGATTGTGAAGGTCCTGTTTCCAGCCATCAAATGATAGCTCCCCAAGTCTCAACGCAAACTTGTCCTGCTTAGCGAGATCTTGAAGGAATGCGGTTTTTGCTCTGAAGACTGGTGATGTGGAGAAATCAATTTCTCTGGTCTTGTCATGATTTTGCACTTTCGCTCCGAACGGCTTGCAGTCATAGTAAAAAACCCTGAACAGAATATCTTTTGTATCTCCATTTGTCTTAGCTATAACTTTATTCATAACATCTGTAGTAGTAGCTACTACATCTAACGCATTTGCAGGCCTGTTATTTGCCTCCAGGAATTTTCGATCAAAAAAGCCTCCGTCAATCAGAATGTTTACCTTTGTAGTCATATTAAAAGTCCTCATAAACAATGAAGCCATCATACGATGGCTTCATTGACCAGCCTACTGGCGTCGGATTAATTTTACCCACCTATGGGTGTCGGATTATTGATGCAAAGGTAAAAATTTTTTTGTACGTTACAAAACTTTTGTACTATAACATACTACATTTGTTTTATGCCATAAAACAAATGTTTAATATTTTATGGCTTTCAATGCTTCGTATGATACAGAAATGGCGTAGGCATTTGCGTATGGGGTTACTGATAATCTTGGAATATATCCTGAGGTGGCGAGGATACGGACTGTGCCATCGGTCAGCACGATCCCGACATATATTTCCTGTCCATCATATGACTTTATCGTTTCATCCTTTGTGGCAGAACTCATGGATATGGACCATCTTTTCCCGTCAATGTCAGTGACTGGTGTCTGATCCAGAATAATTTTTCTGCTGCAGATAATGTCGATGGCACCATGCGGAATGTACCTGCAACATTCAGGTGTCAGATAACCTTTCATCAGGTGGGCTGGAATTATGCATAAATGGTTTGAGATATCTATCATTTCAGTCAAAATTTCAGTTGAAAAATTAGGACAGCTGGATGCATATATTTTATTATAAATCTGTGTTTTCCACAGGAACCGGGCCAGATGAAGAGCATCTGATCCTATAGCGGTACCAGTCTTTCCGCAACATCTCGATGGTTATATTTTCATTCTCGATGTTATAGTCGGAGCAGAACTCATCGATGGCTTCGCTGATATCAAGATCAGGGTTGTTGTTCAGAGCTCCGAGCATGTATGCCCTGAAAGTCTGTTTGAAACCCTGCATCAGGTGTTTCGCTACAGCTCTTTGGCCATGTTCAGAAAGGTGATCACGGTATAGTGTATGAACAGTAATGGTATTCTTTGCAGGAATAGAATATGCCGGCCGACCTGTCCTGTATAAAGCAATCCTGATGCAATCTTCTTTCCCGGATATGGGAGTAGGGGAGTAATCCCCAGGAACAGGTTCCAGGTGCATCTTGACAAGACCCCATAATCTGGAATCCTTTCCTGCTGTGATTATATCGCTGCCCGAATTGATTGACAGGATGTACTCCTTCAGAGCCGGGTGGACTTTTACGTCTACGAGAGCTCTGTCGCGAAGTGGTATTTTTCTGGCTGCTTCCATGTGTGCAAATTTACTGGTTGGTTTGGATGCGGTTGGGACTATGATTATAGATATAAAGTTATTGAAAATAAATAAATTAGGCAAGTTACAACATGTAGTTATGGCTGATCCTGAATGTAAATGTCAATACCGTTCTTTATCATATTCATCAGTGCTGGCCTGGTACTGGGAGTAACATAAGTAGTGTAGTATTTTCCTTGGTCTGGACCTATCCTTACAGGATGTAGAACAGCTCTACCCGAAATCAGTTCTGATTCCTTTGCCGGTCGCATACCTGGCGGAATTGTTTCATACACCCAGATAGCCTTGGATTTGCCGAAGACATCCATCCCGACTTCCAATTTATAAGCACTGTTTATCGTCTCGTTCATATGAAAAATGTTCTTTAGAAATTATTTAACTGGAATAGTTTGTAAATTTTCTGACCTTTTGACGCGCTATGTATATCTTGTTTATTAATAGCTTATTGCGTAGCGTCAAAACTTAAAACATGTTCTGACGCGGTTTTTGGAATAATATAGCTAAATAATTGATTATCAATATGGTCAGTTTTGTATCAAATTCGGTCAAAACTTGTGGTGAAAGCGTCAGGTAAAACCAAACTGACGCGTTTTGACGCTCGGTTTTGACACTGTTATTTTATTGATTATTAACTATATACTTTATATGGCGTCAAAAGGTCAAAGAAAATACAATATACTATACCTCAAAATTTTTTCGGACATTCAGGACAAAAATTAAAAGGTCATTCAAAGAAGACCTTTTAATATGTTATTATCCGAATATTGGGGTATCCTCCGCACCTCCTGTATCATCTATTCCAAGTATGGTTTTGACCGGAAGATTACCTGATTTTATGGTGTCGATGTAGAAATAGTAAGTGTCCTCATTGTTCTCTTTCTTCCTGATGTCATTTCTTGACATTTCTGAGTCTGTAGTCAGCAGTTCTGGCGGATTGAAAACCCAGTCTTTATATGCACAGTACTGCTGAAGCTTAGTCTTGAATGTCCTCATTTTAATGTTCTCGGCAATCTTCTTGTTCAGTGTCGCCTTGTAATCTTCAAAAGCCTGGTGTTTATTGACCAAACAGTTCAGCTTGTCCTCTGTGAAGTAGTCTTCACACCACCAGATAAACTCATCGGAGATAGCTCTCTGGAGGTTTCTCTTCTCTATCTGTTTCATCGGTGGCTGGACACGTGTATGAATCTTATGCCAAACGGAAATACAGTTGATCATAAAATTGTAGAAGTCGTTCATTTCATCATTGCTATAGTCCTGTATAAGATTCTTCTTGAATTGCGTGTATGGAGACCGTTCTTTAAGTCCTCTCATCGGATCGTCGGAATGGTAATAGTCAGTAAATGCAGTAAACCAGGTCCTTCTTCGGAGAGAGGCATCAAACTTCTTTATGGCATGGTTTGATGTGAAGGCGACTTTCGGAGAATCCTTGAACTCAAGGATGAATGCTGCGTTGTGCTTAGGATTGACAACCATTTTACCTGTTATCATCGGCATGAACCTGTGCAGATCTATGCCGTCATTAAGATCGTCAAAGTACACTGTGTCTGTGATTCCCCGAACAACTCCTTGAAGCATGAAGTCAGATTTACGGGGATCCAGCTCCTGCCCGTTTATGAAGAGCTGTTTCCTTATCTGTTCGGTAGCAGTCATGAAAAGGGATTTTCCGGTACCACCAAGGTGAGTGCCTTCATCGGGCTGCTCTGTCTCCATAGCATAAAGTGCATATGGCTGTCCCGAAGTCTTGTGTTTTGACATGAAATAGCCAAGAGCAAGCACCTTGTTTATGAAATGCAGTTCAGTTTCCTCCTGCTCCTCCTGGGACAATGTTATTCCAAGCTCTTCTTTGCGCCAGAAATTCCGGCCTGTGTTGTAGACAAACTGCATGAATGTACAGTCATTTCTGTATATGGTCAGGCGATATCGCTGAGTATCCTCTAAAGCGTCAATCTGCTTCTTCAATTCGTATTCTTGTGGGGTACGGGGAGTTACGGTGGAAAGCCTGTTCAGTAATGTGGCATATTCTTCAGTATAATCAATATCGAAGAAAGGAGAAGAAGGATTGAATTCATGGTCTATTATCTTGTTCTCATAGACCATATATCTGCAGTCACCTGGTCTGACTTTTTCAACTCCTTTTGCTGTTACTTTGAAAGTTCCGTTACGGAAAAAGATATAATCACTTTTCTCGTCATAAGCATTGAAGTCAGGCTTGAGCATCTGCAGCTTTTCAAGAGATGCTTTCCCGATTTGTTTGCTGCGGTGAATTGAATTGGCCAGAGTCTGGGAATAATATTGCGGGTGTGTCTTTATGTATTCCAGTAAGTAGCCGGAACAGTGGGATGAAATTGCCTCCTCATCGATTAATGTGACGACATTGTCAGTCACATGGCAGAACGTATAGCCTTTTGATGTCGCTGTCGTCTCGATCTTATGATATCCTGATGCCTGGAGAAAAGAATACAACTGCTCATTATTTATGTCATAACCAGAAAATGCTCCAGTCTTGGTGTACTTTTCCTGCCAGAACTTCAGCCCTCCGGAAAGTTTTACCAGTTCTTTGAAGAGGGACTGTGGATTTTGGTTCTCCGGCCTTCTGAAATGGACAAAGAAGTCCTTGGCGTCTTTACAAGGCTTCCCTTTTCTGTCACGGAACCGTTTGAGTTCTTCCGGAAGTTTGATGATCTTTATATCGAGATAGCGAAGAGCTATTCTGTACATGTTAAAGATGCCGGTCTCGTCGATATCGTAAAGTATGTAGATGTTTTTAGCCAGCCGACTCATCAGGCTGAACTCGTAATCGTTCAGATCGGCAGTTTCACTGTTGAGCCAGCAGACATGATATCCAGCGTTTTTGACATTGAGGGCGTCAGACGGTCCGGAGCAGATTATGAGATCCTGCCAAGTCATGTCGACAGGTTCTGAATACTCATCATCAGGATCAGCTGTCACAATCCCCGGATATATCCCATCTTTTGCTTTAGCCATGTTTGCTATGAAGTCTTTCTCTCCGAAGAAGAAATTTTCAGGCTTCTGGCCTACATACAGGAATCGGGTCTGTCCTAGAGGAACATATATCTTCCCCCATGAGCCGTAATCATAATAATAGATAGGATAATTCTCTGTTGCAGATATCTTGTAGCTTTTACCCTTGGAGTTGCGTGCTGTGATATAGAAATCAACAGGTTTCAACAGCAGTTCTGCGCAGATATCAGGTGTTATCTTCCATCCCAACATCTGAAGTTCGTTGTCAGTGAATTCCCCTGATTCGCGGACTTTCACTGACAGCTGCTCTTGTGCGGGAACTTCCTGTATATCCGGAGCCGGTCCTGACGGAATATCCCTCCTGTCCTCACACAGAGCCGGAGCGAATTTTCGTGCTATCCATTCTATTGCCTGTGCAAATGTCATTCGTTCTTCTTTCATCACGAGCTGAATGGCAGTGTAAGCCTTATTGTCAGAACCGCCTTTGTCCTGGAGAAACCATACTCCGTCTTTCTGGAATACAGTACAAGATGGATTCCTGTCGTCATCCCTGATTTTGAAGTTCTTGCTCCCTGATCTGCCAAAGCATGATGAACTCTGAGGGTAGTAATAAGTTATTACAGCTTTTCCTCCCTCAGTTGCATCGAATATGTCTTCTTTTTTAACCATAAATCTTGTGTGATTGGATGAACCACTGTCTGAATTGTCTGTCGATGTCGAGCCAATAGTCAAACCCTTCAGGAGTGTGCGTCCAGACGAATGCACTACTGACAGTGTCAATTCCGGAATTGCCGTTAAGGATTGCTTCCCTGAAAATACTGCCTCGCTTTTCCCTGTCTATGTTGCAGGATAATTGCTCAAACCATTTTTGAGATGTGAGCCATTGTGATATTTCATTTGAACTTTTCATACCTGCTTTTTTAAAGGCCGGGATGAAGAACTCACCCCGACCACCCTGCTATCGGAGAAATGCCTTGCTTTATTCTTTGTTCAGTATTACATCGATATCTTCCAGAAGATATCTGCACTTTTCTCGTTTTGCCGATAGGGCTGGAGCTGAAATATTCATTAAAGCGGCTCCGGCCATTGTTTGAAGGCGGTTAATTTCAGAATCAATAGTTTCAATATAGCAGATTACCGATTCTCGTATTAGAGAAAGATTCTTCTTAGTGAATTCCATGATATTATTGGTTATAGATTCTTTAGTTCTTTTTCCAGTATCTGGCACCGTCTGTAGTCCTGTTTCATCCTTTTGTAGAACGGCAATTCTTTTTTATACCTGGGGTCCAGTTCAGATACTATTCCGCTCTGCAGAAACTCTTCGAGATCTTCCCTGTAGTGTTTAACGGCATCGTAAAGCAATTCGATATCCCTACGGTCTGCTTCAGAGATTTTCATAGCTCTATTCTTTTCGACGTTGCACTCGCTCTATTCTTGTGGATCTCGCTCTCTGAGGCCGCACTGCAGAGTAATCTGTATTGATAATCTGAGGTAGCATTATCACCAGGAAAGCAATAGCTGCGATACTTCTGCGTAATCTTACTAAAGGAGATTCAGATGTCTCGTCGATTGAATATCGATGGCAGAACCACCAGGCTCCAAGCTCAGTTGATTTGGAGAGCCCAAGCTTCAGAAAAATATTCCGGAGAGTATTTTCTACCGTGTGGACTGATATTTCCTTACCTCCGCCGTAGATTTTCTGGAGTAGACTGGGTACTTCCTTTTTAGATGCTCCCCAGGCAATCAGTTCTGCGACTTGATATTCTCTAGGAGTAAGATGGTTTCTCTCATTCTCCCCAGATCTCAGTGATGCCATAGCTATGAAATATTTCTTCAATTGCACGAGCTTCTGATACCTTTGGTTCACAACGGCCGTAAAGACGGTAATAAAATGATGATTGGAATCGTAATCCCAGTGCCTTCACAATTCTTTTTTTTGCTTCTGGTACCATAGCCAGAGGTAGCTGTCTCCAACCTTTTTGAAACGAAAAACAATTGCCTGTAGTCATTTTTTGCTATTTTTATTTGTTTTATGACATACTACTTTTGTTTTATGCGATAAAACAAAAGTAGTATGGTGCAAATATAGAAAGTATATTTCTATTTTAGAAATAATTATTTTCTATTTTAGAAATTAATTTTCTATATCAGATATAATGCATTGATAATCAATAAATAAATTTGTTAGAACAAATTATTCATTTATGACATTACAGGAAATCATATCTCAAAATATTAGAAAAATATTAAATGATAGAGGATTAGCTCAAGCAGTTATTGCTCATAATTCTGATTATTCAGAAGGTAAGGTGAGCAAGATTTTAAATGGAGAGCAGAAAATGACAATCGAAGACCTTTCTGTTTTCGCAAAGACTCTGTCTCTAAAAGAAATTGATATTTTAACCTATCCTGATGTATACTATAAAAAAGAAGATTGTGTACAAGGTGCTGATCCAATTGAAGCTATTCTACAAATTAAGTTGAAGAAAGACAAAAAAGACCAGGTTCTTAAACTTGTTTTTGGAGATAACAATATCGAAATTTTAAACAAATGAAATATAATTACCTAGTTTGGCTATAAATCTATGTGCAACAAATTTTAATAGTATATGAGAAAGTTTTTTATCCTAAATGATAACAACGGGAATCAGCAATATTGGGTTGATCCTAGTAAGATTACGGCAGTATCACATAAGAAAATTCAAGATGACCTTAATGGCGAATATGAGAAGACAATTATCCAGATAGATGGTTTGACAATCGAAACAGAGGAAGATTATATGTATATTATTAAATTACTTAAGGGAGAATTAGATGATAATAGTTCTTTTGAAAGCAAATATTAGAACAGCTCTTCTATGGACTTTTATCTGAACAGAAGTAGGATAAATCCACCTAATTATTGTTAAAAGAAACAGTATTATTGGCATATTAAGTGATGCAGGCATGAAGTTCAAGGAATTAAATATTAGCAATGAAAGAACCGCATATATAAACGTTGATTTAGTTCAATTAATTGAGTGTGATAGTAAAACGAACAATGCTATTTTAACAATGTCCAATGGTGACATATATCATACAAATGAAGATTATGATGAATTGTTACATGATTGGGGAATAAAAATGAATTATACCGAATATAAAAACTACATAGAGAATCAATAA